TCTCGACCTTTAATCATATCACTATCTAACAAAATATTCATGTTAGCGAAACGGGACTCTGGTACTGTTTCTGCCGGTGTTTCTCCTGCAGGTGCCTCTTCAGGACTAGGAGTTGGTTCTTCACCTCCTGCTGGTGGTGTTGGGAATCCTCCACCTAACGGTTCTGTTACTTCACCCTCAGGAGTTGCTCCCGTTGCCGTGGATCCTGTAACCGTTCCATATAACTTATCTATATTATCGAATATTCCTGTCTTTTGAATAACAGCAGGTGTGTTTTTAAGTTCTTCACCAACAGCCTTTTCAATTCTCTGTTGTTGTAAATCAACTTTAATTTCTTCGTCGGAGAATCCAAGAATATGTTTTTTAGCCCAAGTAGAAGATACAGGTTGTATACCATTTCCAGGGTCTGAAACTGCGTCTTTGTATAGTAATACTTTTTCTTTCCAAACGTCAATTTTTAATAGATCAGCTTGAGTAGACGGATTTGTTAATCCAAGTGTAAAGTTTTCAATTTCTTCTTCAAACCCTAATAAAAATAAGTGGATGATAGCAACTTTATTAAGTTCTGCTAGCATACTCTTTTGAATTCTATTAATAGTTCTGGCAAATCGAATATCTTGTAATGCTAAATTTTTTCCATCACCAACAACCTCCTCAAAACCTAAGAAAGCTTTAGGTACACGAAGTGCTGTTAAAAGTTTCTTTTGAATATATTCGATGTCCGCAATTTCCGCTAAGTTTTGTGCGCCAGCTAATGTTTCGATAGGACTCGGTGCTGCCGGATCTCTAACAGGTACGAAAAAATCTTGGTCAACTGCCATCTGATTAAATCTCATATCAACGTTACCTGTTTTTTGATCAACAACTTGATCTCTTTTGAATTTGTTTGCAACACGTTGTACATATGCCTCAACATCTGCATCTTCCATATTACCAACAAACACTTTGAAAATTCTTCTTTCAGGTGCTCTTGATGTTCTATAGATTAACATTGCATCTTCAGATAACAATAATTGTTTCCATATTCTTCTTGCTTTTTCTAGCATAGATGTTCCATATGGAAGTTTTCTGTCATCACCTAATAATCTAAAGTGAGCAATTTCCCATGATTGGAATTCCATATTTTTATTCTTCCAAGTAAAATGAAGTGCTTTGTGTTCTGTAGGATTTTCGATAGATTGTGCCCTTCTTTCGTGCATACCTGCTTCGACTCTTTCAATTTCAATATTCGGTAATTGTTGTACACCAACAACACCTTTTTCAGGGTCTAATTTAAGATACACAAAATTATCACCATACTTACATGCGTTTCTTGTCCACATTGCTAAGTTAGTGTTGACATCCATTGTATTGTTAAATAAATCGGCTAATACACCTTTGATTCTTTTTGATTCAGAATAAATTTGTAATATAAATCCATCTTCGTTTGTTGTTGTAGATTCCTCAGCATAGATATCTAATGCTGCAGAAATTTCAGGAGTATACTCCATCGACTCATAATCATAAACTGAGGCAAGTCTTGTTGGTTCATAATAAACCGCTTGAGAATACATGTTATTCTCAACTTTCGCCCATTGGTTGGACAGATAAAAGGTTTGCTGTGCCTGAAGTTTTTCACGCTCATATTGTTCTTTATCTTGGGTTCTTAGTAACTCTTTTTTATCGAACTTGAGCGTAGGATAATCTTGATTCAAAAGAGAGTTAGGACCAAAAGCTTGGGATAATCTTTGCCAGACCGTTAGGTTCTTTTCATTCATGTTATAATTCTATTTGTTTCGTGGAAATATTAAATAGATTATTTCCCGAATAACCATAAATACTTTTGATAATCGCTTTTTGTTGCTTCTGATGGATACCTTCCACTGTTTGTTCCACCTGCAGGTATCATAGGATTGAAAAAGTCGGACCTATTTCTATTTTCGTTAACACTTGTATGCCAAGCATCAATCATAACCTTAGTCTGACTCACAACTTTCGATAAACTTTGGAATGAAGTATCTCCGACGTAAATCGCCATTGATATTGCCATAATCAAATCATCATGATGACCTTTTTGGTGATCAGGTCTTCCATGAACATATATGAATTTTCCCATTTCATTCAATAACCTTGATGATCTGATTTTGAAATCATGTCTCAGTGCCTCTTCGAATGCTGCAATAATTTGTACACGTTTGTTATTGAAATTAATTCCAGGAATTTTTTCGTCTCTTTTGGGATCCCACTTATATTTGTTTTTATCTGTAACACCCTCAACGTATAAATTCTTATACCCCAACTCTTGTAGTTTTCTTGCTGTTGCAACACCCATACCTCCTGTTAAATCCGTCACTGCAAAGGCATTATACATATTACCCCATTTAAATGCAATTTCCGCCAATGTATCTGGTGGTAATTTTCCGACGTATTCGAATACTTGTTCTCTATCATCGAAGTCTATTATCACAATACATGAGAAGTCCTCTGAATCACCTCTGGATACGTCAATACCCATAATATACTTGTGTGTTAATACAGGTTCTTTCCATATCCACAAATTACCCGCCATCATCTTTCCATCTGGTTCTTTGATGTCGTTTTCTTTGATTCTCATTAATTGGTTGGCATCAAACACATTATCACCCGATCCCAAGAAGTTACACTCTAATTCCTGTGCAACTTTTCTCTTGTCATACTTAAGTTTTTTAACCATTCCCTCGAACCATGTCGAGTATGGTTTATACCCTTTAGACAAATATTCATTTACAATCGTGTAATCTCTTTCATATGAATTTTCGACTGTGAGGTCAACTATCTCTGTATTAGGATAATTTTCTCGATTCAAAAGATACTCAACAAGATCTTCAGTTTTAACCATCTGTAAATCTTTATTGTATCTTGGATCTTTGAACCAAAACATCTCAGTGATGTTAAATGTATTCATCTTTCTGAGAGCCTGATCGTAGATTTCATAATAAATTGGATCATATCCATTTGGGGTAGAAATTACAATAACCTTACCACCCGTAGATAGTGAGGCCATACAAGCAGCCCAAAAGTCATCATCGGCTTCAATGTAAGCAGCTTCATCGAAAATTAGTATTGTAGGTGTATATCCACGTAAGGCATCCTTCGAAGTTGCAACGGCTTTAACTTCACATCCATTTATAAGTTTGAAATGTCGAGCGGCGTTTTTGTCAGGAGAAAATCCAGCACCAACCCATTGAGGCCATTGTTCGGTAAATGACCTAACTTTATTGGCAAACTCAACCGCAGTGTCAAGTTTGTTGGCAATGATAAGAACCTTTTCGGGGTTATTCTTTTTTGCGAATACAAGTCTTTTCGATGCCCAAGCAGCAGTCACAGTCGATACCCCTGCCTGTCTATATTTCAGGGCAATATTTTCGTTGTGGTTGTCGTAATCTTCAACCAATGTAACTTGGTCAGGAAACAAATCCAAAGGAACATACTTCTTCACCGTATTGTCAAACGTTTGAAGATATGTTCTCATGGCGTACGGAGTGTTTTTCATACACTTCGTAGCTTCAATAATTAATTGTTCTTTTGTCACAGAAACTTATTTAGGTCTCGATATACCCAAACTTCCTAAGAAGTCATCAAGCCCTTCATCGTCGTCTTCATCAGTTGGTTCAATGTCGTTTTCCTCTTGATAATCTTCGAACTCGCTTTTCATCTGCATAGCTTCCTTCATGATTTCTTCGAATCTTTCAGTTGCTTTTTTGTTTTTAGATTTTTCATCAGAAATTGCATTACCGATAATTTCTAAGAATTCAGTTGCATCAATTTGGTATAACAAGATATGGAACCAGTTTATTAGACCCCTGTTATCATCATCAAACATTTGGTCAGGTAAAGAAAATCTAATTTTTTCGACAATCTCAGGTCCAATTCTAAGTTGCATTGGTTCGTTAGCCAACGTATCAACTTGACCTTGTACTTTTTGACGCATTCCAGGTTCCTTGGGTAATCCGTGTCTTGCCTTTGATTCTTCAATACCTTTTATAATTTCATGACATAAGATTGGGAAAATCATCCCATCGGCTTTAATCACAGTATCAATTTCTCCACCATCTTCTTCTCCTTCATCACCTTCTTCTCCTTCATCACCATCAGGATCTAATTCTACTTTACCAGCAACTCCTTGACCAGTCTGACTCATCATTTCAATCATTTGTTCTTGAGTAAAATACATGTAGTCATTAACCGCCATTATTGCTAAATAA